CGCCACGTCGATTTTACGTTGTTCTAAATAACCCTTTAGTTATAGTATAACTATAGGCTTGACTTCTAGTGTTTGGATGGAGCTTTCTATGCGCTAGACAACGTTTTTGTGATTGTCTGCGCACTTCCATCTCACCCTTACACTTAGCTTCAAGAAATGTATAAAGATCATCGGTTTTATTATGAAAGATCATATCGCATGAGCCTACATCTTCTAGATTCAACTCATACCCAACTAATTTTGCTGAAGGAAATCTATCAATAAATGCCTCATATGCCAATAATTGGACATACAATTCTTTATCTGATGGACACACTTCTATTTTTTTAATTGGGTAGTGCTGTTCGATCTCGTAACGACCCATACCTCTCTTAGTTAAAATACAATCAAGCTCAACATTTCTCATAGTGCATAGTCCTAAATGTTCCATGCGAGATCGCAATCTTGATTCAGTATCAGAGATTTTAAAGGATAAATCGTTAGAAAGTGATGATTCATCTTCAGTACATACTTCAGACAAGTCATCAGAATCTGATGATCCATCTTTAATTGAAATCTCAACTTTGTTAGGATAGTTGACTCTATCCTCAACAGAAGAAATTTCAGATGATTCATCAGCACCCTGCATTTTATCAACTAAAAGTTGAAGAGTTTGCAGGAACTCTGTACTCTCTTCTGTAAAACAGAATAGAGTAAATTGTGGCAGAAATACCATAAAAAGTTGTAATATAACCTTAATGTATAATACCATCTTTAAATATGGTGAAGTATAAAGATCAGAACTAGAATGAGCGACTAAGTCACCTTTATCTTGATCTGCCTCTTTCACTACCATATTACGTTGCTTACGCTTGATCTTTCGCGATAGCATTTGACGTTGTTTTATATTATGGATCAGATCAACCTCATCATAAGATAATAGTGAGATGTGAACATCTTTATTATTTATAAAAGAAGGACCTGAACCAACTAAGATTACTGTTCTATAATCCATCGCATGGGGTGCCATATAGATGTACCCACCTGTAAATATACCAAATATATACTCGGTATCATCGATAAAATTATCTAGAACATACTCAAACATTTCTTTATCATATCCTAAGCTTCCATTCTTAGCTCTATGACGTAAATAAAATTGAGCTAAAGATGATAAATTCGGTTCACCTTTTGTAACACAAAATGGTTGATCATCATTATCATCATCAGACTTAGTATCCAAATCTGAAATATTTGAGTTATTACAACCAGAATGAGCGAGTAATTCATCATCCTTCTCCGATTTCTTAAAGAAATACTTAAAAGGGGAAGGAATGGTAGTTACTATATGTCTAAGATATGAATTTTTAATCGATTTCACAACTTTTCTACCATGTTTACCCAAACCTTGAAATAAATCTTGATTTGAAGAAAACATAGATACAGATATATGGTGAAAAAGCATCAATGCAGGAGATTCTTTTCTTTCAGGAGTAAAAGAATCATTCACTGTCTTGATAAACTTTCTCTGCTCATCCATATGTTTTAAGAAATCCCTCTCAGCAATCATAAAAATATTATCAATATCAGATTGATGACAGCGATTCATATATTTTGTCACACGTTCTCTGGGTTGGTGATACTCATCTTTCAAAGCATAACCATAAACACGTTCTCGTGTTACACCATCGAAATCAGCAACAACTTTTAGCGGCAATCTGCGCATAATAGCTTCTGGAAATCTAATCCAATTATTACACCATGTGATGTTAACTGGATCATTTTGCAAATAAGCATTAGTCGTGATTATCACTATATCGGGTTGAATTTGCACATTACCTTTCATTTCTAAATTAGGGTTAAGTGCAGTTTTTCGGATATTATTAATAAAATCAATAATCTTTCTATAAGGATTCTGAATTACACCCTGTCCAGGCGATTCTTGATCTAAATCGTCAAATATAACGACTTTATGATCAGAACGATACTCGGATTGGTATTGATCAGTCTCATTTAGGGTTACGATCTTACTAGCCGATGGAGCTTCACCCATGCTCCGGAGTAAATGCTGAGCTAACTTAATAGCTAAAGAGGTCTTACCTGACCCAGGTGGACCCGACAGCAGAATACCATAAGGTTGTTTTCTAAGCGTAGCATCAGCTGAAGATGTCTCGAATTGTCTTAAAATATCCGAGAGCGTTTTCATATACTTTGCTCGCGCTCCCATAGGAATAGAAAACAACGGTAATCTAACCAAAGAAATAGTTCCCTCCAATAAAGCTATATACTGTTCGCGAGTATAATTATACTTATTAGAAACACCTATCTTTACTTGATTAGACAACGAAATAATCTCTTCTATACACAATGTGTGATAGAAGTAGTTCACAATAACATTTATAACAAATAACAAAGATAACATAAAAATTGTCGACCAACGTAAACAACGCGAGAAGACATTATATACAAAAATATTGTTTAAGGGAAAATAAATAAAGTTAATAGTAATGCATTTGATTGTTTTGTGATGTGTATAGGCGCATTAATCTATCACATCATCCTCCAAAGGAACAAGAGTACCATTCCTGCAGAAATCATCCGGAGCAGATAATAACTGGGTAAATCAGGTACTACAAGGGAATTTCGTGTGCCAAAGCTTAAAGTTTACGAATTCCAAAGAAAACTTATAGGAATTTCCTAACTTACAAATTGATAGCAATAGGCTTTGGAGCCAAACCATAGGCTGGCTTCAAAGTCTCTGTCATCTCATCGTAAGTCAAGAAGGAAACAAACCCATCCAATGATGGATTCTTTTTCACAATAGTACGAATACTATTGCAAAAGCTCTCGTAAAACTTCTTACCATGTAAGTAAGCTTCACGAAAAGATCCATCGCAATAATCCGAAAATTGAGATTCAAAAGAGAGAGGACTCTCTGATGGTTTCTTCAAATAATAGAATTTCTTGCAGATGGAATCAACCTCTATTGGTGCAACGATACAATTTAAAGTCTCATGTACTACAAAATTTCTTTTGAGGAATGAGATATCGCTGATATCAATATAAGGTACGGATTCTGAACCCTTATCAGCCATAGTATAATCAATATTAACTCCTGCAAAAACCTTTTGACAAGAAGTGTGATTGAACCATGGACAAGTTTTCGACACAGACATAGCATTATCATCACCATAGGTAATAAGTGCAACGTTCTGTGCAAATCGATAATTGATTTTAGGATTCATGTAATAGTAACAATACCTCATCATTATTGAATTACAGATAGAATTTAATTGAACTGTAATCAAATTGCCTGAGGGGTTACCATTAGCAAAACGATATAAATCACCATCCATAAGAATATTAGGATGGACAATGTCAGATAGTGCACCTTTAACGATCATAAGATCCTCATCACACATACCTGCAGCTTTATACCATTCGATAATCACATGAGCAGCAGCAGTTGTAATCTGCGCAGCCATACGAGTATCAAAGCCAGCAAAATCACCAGCTATCATATGGGTAGTATTAAATCTAGTCAATGTATTATAAACTTTCGTCCACTGAGTAGATGTTGCATTAACACCAACCATACATTCAGTTATAGTCGAATGCCGAAGCATAAATTCAGGAATTGCACCTAAAGCTCTCCTTGATGCAATAAAGTTTGCTACTGGAGAACCATAGAATTTCCTGACTTTCTCATCTGCTTTCTTATTAGGTAATAGTTCATTAACTTTACTACTAGCCTTATAGATAGCTTCTGAGCGAATTCCCTCACTCCAACCAACCATAATCTTATCGATCTCTGATTGGACATCAAAGTTATCATTAAATTCGCGTGGGGTCTGAACGATTGATGAATCGTATTCATCTCGTACGAAAATATGTTTCTTTGATTTATTAATAGGGAAACCACAAGAGGTATCATTAGGAATACCTGAAAGAATACCGTCTCCAGTACCATTCATTGCTTCATCTTGAGAATAAATTCTAAATAAAGCTTTATCTTGTGGATTTTGTTGAATAATTTGAACCGTTTCCTGAACATAATCATCGATAGCCTTATTCAGGATATCGTGTTCATAATGTTGCACAGGGTCAGTCAATTTATTCAAAGTTTTCATAGTCTTTTCTACACTATTAGGATGGCTTGGTGGCTTGAATTTACTACGTCCAAACTCCTCTGATACACCTTCAAAAATTGTCTGTATATAGGGAGATCGAGCGTTGCTAGTTAATTCACAACCATCATGCTTAACCTTACCTAGATAAGTTGCAATACTCTTATCCTTCAATCCATCCTCCCTTTGAAATAAGGGAGTATCTTGCTCAATAGTGTATGGTAAACCATAACTATTCACAATAACTTCACCCTCACTATGAGTAATGAGATATGGTGATTTGGATTTCAAAATATCAAGTTTAGAGCAAATCATTTCCTGAGTCAAAATGTTGGCAAAACCATCACGTTGACCACTTGCATAACCAGCTACATGGAATCCATAAAGGATTGCATGCTCTCTATCGAGATAAACTGAACCACAAAGTCCTGGAAAAGAGTTAAATTGTAGTTCTCCTCTCAAATTGTCCTTAAGATGATATTTCTTGTTGGACAAGCCAAAGAAACCTGTCTTATGCGAACTACTATATGTGATCGCACTTTCATTAGGTCTCATTGCTTGCTTAGAAAACAACATAGTTCCATCATGTTTCTTATGGACAAGGGTAGTAGCTAATCCTCGAGCAGTTGTCCTGCTGTGTGGAAAGTACTTAATCAAATTCTTACCAGATGGTGCTGAAGGCAATATGATAAGGGCAAAATCATGCTCCTCATCGATTTCATACATCCTCTCGGTAATCTTTTGATCTTTGGTTTTTGCACAAGGCTCGCTAGGTTTAGTAGTAGTCTCAATGTCAAATGTAGTCCCAACTGGAATAGCATGGGCAGGAATCATAATCACATTTCCATGAACCATGATACCATTGACAGATGAGATCTTATTACCTTTTGAGTCCTTGATAACCACAACTCGTTGAGTTCTCACTAATGTATTTAGTAATCTCTCAGATGTTGTAGTAGCACTCATCTCATCCATAACGGGACGAGCACGATTAAGACCTTCTTTGTAATCACGTGCATCACCTTGACGATTCGAAATATCGTTACCGTTAAATACACTGTGTGATTTCTCCAAATACGAAGATGTATCATGGGTCTCAGGAGTAGTAGGCTTACGATAAGCACTAACTATCTGATAAATCCCATAAAGAGCAATCAAGCTAGAGCCAAAAGCAAAATACTTCTTTGAATTCATAGCAAAATGCTCCTTAACATCATATGTAACTGAAGATAAAAGATTACATCTACGATCGATCTCGTCATTAATTCGTTTCTTAATGCTCATATATAGTTGAACACATAAGACAATAGACAACATCAATCCTAGACGAATGAAATTATACCCTGTAATAACAACTAAGAAAATACTTAGCCAAAAAGGTAGAGTATAACGACAAAAGGTCTTTCTATTGCAATACAATGAATACCAAAACCATCTTTGGATCAAGCATTGTTTTATGGCAGTTGGTGATCCTGCCAAAGCATTCTGAAAACTTAGAAGTTTATCAGAAGTGTAATTGATAATTCCACCACTAACATGTGCTTCTAATTCATCAGAGCAAAGACAAATTTTATTAGGAACTCCACATTCCTTACAAAATGTCTCTGCAGAATCCTTTTGAAGCTCATCATACTTTCGTTGTTGAGACTTCTTATGAATTCTGACATCCTTCGCAAGGAATCGCATAAGATGATGAAAATCCTTATCTTTAGTTTCTTCATCACCAACCCATTCCCTACGAGGGATAACATCCCACATAACCTCACCTGATTGTGAGCAAATATGCGAGAAGCGTTTCAGGGTCAACTCGTAGATATCATATCTAATACCATCGAGTTCAATAATCCCTCCAAATTCATTTCTGAATTGTTCACGGATTCTCATATCGACATGTAATTTGAATCTACGAAGAATACTTTCACCACAATTTGAGTATTCGCAAACACCCAAATCCTCCACATTAGTAGTTACCATACAGGCAACATTATTGGGATAATATTCTCCTTTTTCATCAACACCAGCCTTCATCAGAGGACGAGGCATGGTATTAATATAATTAAGGAGTTTATCATAGTCGGGGCGATTGACTCTACTATTTGCCACATCATCACAAGAAATAATCTTATGTTGGGGGAGAATAGTAGACTCAAATTTTTCAGATAAATTAGCAACAGCTACAAGACCTTCATCATTAGGATCAAAATCGTAAGCTTTTGCAATAACTTTGGCCATCATATCAGTCAAAGTACTTTTACCACAAGAAGATGGTCCTGAAACCTTCACACCATATGGCTGAGGTTTTGATGGAGTATCTTTCTTTGAAGAATACCATTGAGCTTGATACTCATATAGTCTCCTGCAATAATTACCTATTGCTAATTTCTGTGTTTGACTTGTGCATCGTGATGCAATTCGTCGAGACTCCTTGAGCGCATTATCTAAACGCTTCTCAAAAGTTCTCAAATCTAATTTATACATAGTTTTAAGAAATTCCTCATCACGCTTAATAGCATGAGGAAAAGCAGTCTCAACAATACGAACTTCAGTCTCAAAGTTCTTAACCTCATCTCTATAAAGAGGAAGTTTATCCCACTCACCAGAAATAATATTATCCCAATGAGTGATAACGAATTGATAAGCACCATAAATCATATCCACAATATCCCTCATATCTGGGATTAATTTTTGGAAATCTTTAAAAGCATTTGTGATGCTTAAAAAATCATCAAGATCGACTGCAACCATATTGATTGAAGTGGTTACAACTGTCACAATCTTGAGGATAAATTCGTTAACCTTATTCCACATCTCATTATTCACAACCCTATCAAGGGATCCAAATAATTTTAAGAAGAAAGGTTTATCCTCCACATCTTGGTTACTCTCCTCACCCGCGTGAGCTGTGAGAGTTCCAAATAATTGCTTAGCATATTCAATAATGTAATCCACTGTTTCCTTAGGCACATATTGGATAAGTAAATTACCAAGATTCATAGTAAAACTCTTCCATGTAGGACATTGGATAATATTGAAGATTGCTGTAACAATCTGTGAAATTATCTTCACAGTCTCAGGAGAGATCTGATCAGATAAAATAGATATAGAATCTACAAAAAGATTAAGTTTACCAATAATAATATCAAAATTATCATGAGCATTCTCAATCAAGCTATGAGCTTCCAACTTTTTAAAGTTAGGTCGCTTTAGCGCATGAAGTTTATCAACTAATTCCTTAATCTCCTCATTATTTTTATTTCCGCAAGTTTTACGGAGTTTATCTAATTTGTAGATCAGGTCTTGTCGACTAGATTCATATTTAGTATATGCCTTACTCTTAGACCTCTTCTTGGAATCGCGTGATTTAAAATATTTTCCACGACGATCTTCCTTGAAAGAAGTATCAAATTCGGCATTAAAATTCGCGGCATCCACCGCTAACATGTTTGTGTCACATGCTGGAACTGAAAAACCTGCGTTTTGACCGCGTGCTACAGGCTGCACCATTTTATTAGTTTCAGAAATAAAAAGTTTACCCAGATAAATAAATATCCGGGTTCCCAAACAAGAGCTTATCAAACTCCGGGGTATTAAGAATATAGAGTTTCCCGATTAAGGGCTAAAGCCGTACTCAATTCCATTATTGGCTGTTATCAATTTCATCGCAAAAGATCAATTTACAATACTGTAGTATCAAAATATCACATGGAATAACTGTCATTTCATAATTCAGGCATTGTTGTGTCGGTAGTGTCGAGTACTCTTGTCTCACACACATCTACCTTGTTTAAACACACTTGGTCCTGAAAAGTTTTAAGCATTCCAATCTAGATAGAATCAACTAGATCATATCATAATCTTCTAGAAATAGACCTGCTTCTATTGGCCAAATTCCTTAGAAAGAATAGTCATCCTAAGAAGTAAAAATGAATAAACACCATAGTGATCATATCAGTCTGCTTTCACTAACAAGTAGCAGAACACCGATAGATATATTGGTATAAAAATTCAAATCACCTCAAAATCTTACTAAATCTCAATGTAAATCTGATAGAAGACTTGGGTTTGCTTTGAAAAGAAATCATGTCGAATTACCAAGTTAATTCGATCAATCTAATCAAAGACTTAAATAAAAATGAAGGGAATTCCACCCTTCGCCGGTAAAAAATATTTGGGTCAATCTAACTTTGTTCGATTTATGTCAAATCAAATCCTAAAGATATAGTTATATAATCAACTCATTCAATATAAAGATTTTAAATTGTTTTTGTTACTACTGCATTATAGATACAAATTAGCTCCGCACTTGTTATGCGAAGGTAATAAATATCTCATTAACAGTAAAGTAAACAAATAGATTCATCTCTTTAATCGAAATAAGTATAATAATACAAACGTATAACTAAGAACGTGAGCTAGACACGTATAAAACGTAGCTAAATCA